AAGGGATCTAATTATTCCAAATATGAAATAGTGATTGATGCTAACACTTCTCATGGTAGTAGTGCTACTGCAAATGGTAATATTGCTCCATATGGCGGACATGGATCTGATCCTGTTAAAGAATTAGGCGCTTATAATGTTATGTTGTCTGTTAAGTTTGATGGTTCTGAATCTAATACACTTTTCACAAACAACGACTTCCGTATTATTGGATTGATGTCAAATCCTAATCTAGCAAACGGAAATCAGGCAAATAGTACAGTATACGATATGACAACAAGACTTACTGTTACAAGTAAATCAGGATCTTTTAGCGCTGATGAAATTATTAGTGGTGGAACAAGTGGTGCTAAAGCAAGATTTGTAACTTTCTCGAATACTAATGCAACCGGAACTGCTGGTGTCGTAAGCGTTACTGGTCTAGATGGTGCATTTAGTACTAGTGAAACATTAACAGGAAATACTTCTTCTGTAACAGCTACTCTATCTTCTATAAATAAAAGAGATTTAAAAGACTTCGATGGTGATATTCTATATGTAGAAAATCGACTACCAATCTCTAGAGCTTCCGATCAATCAGAAGATATTAAACTTACCGTAAGATTTTAAGGTTGTGTAAAAAATGGCTAAATTAGAAACAAACTTTAATGTTTCACCTTATTTTGATGACTACGAAACTAGTGCTAAATTAAAAGACTATCATAGAATTTTATTTAAGCCTGGTCTTGCTGTCCAAACTCGTGAACTTACACAGCTTCAAACTATTCTACAAGAACAAGTAGCTAGATTTGGCGATAATATTTACAAAGAAGGAACAGTTATCGATGGTTGTGATTTTCAATATGATGCTAACGTCGCTTTTGTAAAGTTAAGAGATAACGACTCAGGTGGTAACACAGTAACCGTTTCTACTTTTGCTAATGTTACAATACAAGGTGTAACTTCTGGAGTTCGCGCTAAAGTTATTGCTACTGCTTCTGGCGCAGAAGTCGATGCACCAGACTACAATACATTTATAGTTAAATATCTCGACGGTGGTACTGATAAAGTACATAAAACTTTTGATTTAAATGAAGAATTAGTATATCTACCTGCTGATGGTGGTTCTGGACAAAGAGCAAATACTATCTCTTCTGGCGCTTTTGGTTTTGGTAGTATTTTTCATACAGGTGGCGGTATCATATTCCAAAAAGGTCATTTTATTAATGTAGACTCACAAGTAATTATTTTAGAAAAATATTCTACCACACCTTCTTATAAAGTTGGATTTAAGACTGTCGAAAGTATCGTAACATCAGTAACAGATACAACATTACTTGATAATGCCACTGGTTCTTATAACTATACGGCTCCAGGCGCAGACCGTTTAAAGCTAACACCTAATCTAGTAAAAAGAAGACTTACTGATACTGCTAACACAGAAAGTCTATTACCATTATTTAAAGTGGAAAATGGTAACGTCCAGATTATTAAGAAAGATACTGAATTTAATAGTATTGCTCGTGAACTAGCAAAAAGAACTTACGAAGAATCTGGTAACTATCAGTTAAGACAAATTAATGCTCAAGTAAAAGAGCATTTAAATACTGGTTCAAACTTTGGTAGATTTTCCTCTGGTGAAGGCGGAGATAAGAATAAACTTGCCATTGGTATCGAACCGGGTATTGCATATATTCAAGGTTATCGTAATGAAACACTAACTACTGAGTACATTGAAACAACCAAAGCTATTACCACAAACACAGAAACATCACTTACCGTAACTACTAATTTTGGTAACTATGTTATTGTAAATGAATTGTGTGGCCCTTGGGATATGACACAATATTCTAGTGTAAGTCTTAGAGATACTGCTGGAACGGCAGTATCTTCTGGCACACTTGGCGCGGCCGCAGCTGCTGGTTCAGAGATTGGTACAGCAAAAGTACGCGGTATTGAATGGGAATCTGGTTCTCAAGGAAATTATACAGCAAGATATAGATTATATCTATTTGATATAAAGATGACTGCATCTAACAAATCTTTTGGTGATGTTAGATCTCTTTATATTAATAATCCTAGTGGTCCTGATAGTTCAGCAGATACTGTATTAGAAACTGTTTCAATTGGTACAACAGGTGGTGGTAGCAGCGCCGCGACGGTAACAATTGCTGTATTAAAAGACGCTGATTTTAATAAGGGGATTTGGAAACTAGGCACTACAGCCACAAAACAGTTGAGCACCACTTCAGGTACTGTAAATGCTAGTTATGAATTCAAAGATAAAGCAAGTCTATCTTTCACAGGTGCAACAGGTATTGCTAGTCTAACATTAAGTGGTGTGCATCCTGGCGGTACAGAAGAATTACCTTTTGGTGTCGGCGCATTAAACGATTCAAATAAGAGAACTTTCACTCTTATGACTCAATCGACTATTAATGCTACTGCTGGATTTACTGGTAGTATTCAACATGGCGCGAATACATTAAATGGTATTGGCACAAACTTTAATACATTATTTACAGTAGGTGATTTTGTTACTATTGGTAATGCAAATAATTATGGTAGAATTGTAAGTATCGATAGTGCTAATACTCTTACAACTAATCCTACTATTGATGGTATTACAAACGACGACACACCACAGAATATATACAGAATTTATCCACAGGGACATATATTTGATCTAACAGAGAATGGTACTAATAATGGTAGCCCCACTGAAAGAACTGTAACTGTTACTTCTACGACTGAAGCAACCTTTGATTTAAAAGAAGTATTTACTACAAACCCAACCATGACTCTTTTCTTTAATAATAAGAGAGAAACTGCTGTTGGTATAACTAAAACTGTTAGAAAAAACAGATTTATCAGACTTGATTTATCTACACATAGTGCAGGAATTGCTGGTCCATGGTCATTAGGTGTTGCAGACGCTTTTAATCTTCGTGCGGTATATGTAGGTCCAACCTATAACACTCAAAATAGAAATCTAGTAAAAGAATTTCGTATTTGGAGAAACACTAATGACAACATTTATGGTACTTCAAGACTTCAGATAAAACCAACAAGTGATGTTGTACTAAAAACGACTGATAGAATTGTAGTAGAATTTGATTATTTCGAACACAACAGATCAGGTGGTATTGGATTTTCTAGTGTAGACTCTTATTCAATAGATCCCAATGAATCTACGGCTAATACTACTGCTATTACTACTCCTCAAATTCCAAGATTTTCTTCAACTACAACAAATCAAGTTTATGATTTGAGAGATAGTTTAGACTTCCGTCCTCGCGTAACGAGTGCTTCTAATACTAACTTAACTACATTAGTAAACTCGGCTGTTAATCCAGCAGAATCAACAACTCTTGATATTGATGGTACAAATGGTTCATATGTGCCTGTTCCAGATAAAAACTTCACATCTGATGTTGTTTACTATCTTCCAAGAGTTGATAGAGTCGTTATTGGTAAAAATGGTACAAAAAAGGTTGTCAAAGGTATTCCAGCAGTAAAAGCATATCCTCCAGCAGAACCAGCAGAGGTTATGACTATCGCCTTACTAAACATTCCTGCATATCCTTCCTTATCTTATGAAAACGCATTAACATATAAAGATCCTCAAACTGATTCACCAAGAGTAGATCTTGCTGTAAGAGTAAAACCATTCTTCCAGAGAAGATATACTATGCAAGATATCTCTGGGATTGAAAGTCGTATAGATAGACTAGAATATTATACTGCTCTTAATATTCTAGAAAAATCTGCAAGAGATTTAAATGTTCCTGATGGTAATGGTCTAGATAGATTTAAGAACGGTATATTTGTGGATTCCTTCTTTGGAACAGACAATTCTAATATTACTGATCCCGCTTATTCTATCTCTATGAATACTAAACTAGGTGAACTTATACCTAAGTATGATTTACAAAATATTGATATTGCTTATAATACAACACTATCAACGAATGTTACAAATAAAAATAAAGCGATTAGATTAGATCTTTCCTCTAATACTAACTCTTATCAAAATGATGATGTTGTATACTTAGGTAGTAGTTTTGGTTCAGCCACTGCTACTGGTACTGTAAGATCAGTAGTTTCCAATACTAGTAATGTAAGATTGTACTTGCATAATACAACAGGTACATTTACAGTATCTTCTACATTAAAAAGAAATGGTGATGCTGACACTGGTGTTATTTCTGCTGTTCAAACTTCACAACCAGGAGCTTTGTTAACCCTACCTTATACCAATGATATCTATATTGATCAACCATATGCATCTAAACTTATCAATCCAGTCGGAGAACTAACATTTAACTGGGTTGGTAATCTAAATCTTATTCCTGAAGCAGATCATTTCGTTGATACAACTACAGAACCTGATGTTCAGTTGGAAGTAGATATCGCAAGTAGTCTTCAAGGACTAGATGGATTTACTCAAGTTAGCGATATTGCTAGAGGTCCAGTAAATACAACTAGAGAAGTGCGTGGTGTTGCTCATGTAGACTTTACACCATCTAATGTGTTAGGCTTTGGTACTTTCGCCGACTCCCATAGTGCACTCGATGATGTTAAGGTTACATCTACACAAACAGAAACAATAACTAAAACTAGAATTAACGTAGAACCATTTAATAGAACACAAAGAACTGGTGCTTTTATCACAAGAACAGATATTGTTCCATTCATGAGATCTCGTGAAGTACAATTTACAGCAACTGGTTTAAGACCAAATACTCGCGTATATCCTTATTTTGATAATATTCTCGTGAATGATTACGTTAAACCAACTACAAAAGAGTATGCAAATACTGGTGCCTTTAAAGCGGCTCTGAATACAAACGCTAATGGTGCTGTATATGGTGTCTTTATTATTCCAAACAACGATACATTAAAGTTCCGAGTCGGTGAGCGTCCATTCAAACTACAAGATATCGCTAATACAACCACACAAGACGGAACTCAAACAACTAGTGCTACTAAAAACTTTATTTCTTCTGGTCTTGCTAGTAGTGAAAGAGGTATTGAACTTACTACTAGAGAAGCAAGAATTACTACAGATACAACTAGCGAAACAAATACAGTAACAATTAGTGAATTTGAAGGCGTACAACTACATAGAGATCCTGTAGCACAATCGTTTTCTATAGGAGATTTTGAATTCCAAAATCTAAACTTCACAGACAATAAGTTCGGTAATGGCGCAGATGGTATCTTTGTCTCTTGTATAGATTTGTATTTCGCTGAAAAAAGTACTACGGCTGGCATTGCAGTAGAAATTAGAGAAGTTGTAAATGGATCACCTACTGGTATTCGTGTACCATTTGGTTTCAAGAGAATTAATCCAGAAGATGTAAACGTTTCAAATGATGGTTCTCTTGTAACTCCATTCTATTTTGATGAACCGGTATATTTACGCGGTGATAAAGAGTATTGTTTTGTTGTCAAACCAGAAGGTTCAGATCCTAGTTATCGTCTTTGGATCGCAGAACTGGGTGGTATTGATACTGTAACGGGTGCGTTAATTGATCAACAACCCGCTGTTGGTGTTATGTTTACTTCTGCTAACGATAGAACATACACACCAAGACAAAATCAAGATATTTGTTTCACTATCTGGAGAGCAAACTTTGATACTACCGTAACTGGTAGCGTCGTATATACAAACGAAGACGATGAATACATGAATGCTACACAATTCTCTTCAACTAGATTCCAAATTGGTGAAAAAATTCGTGGTGAAAGTATTCTAAAAATGACTTCGAACACTGCTCCAATTGGTGTTAATGATACAGTAACTCTTGGTGCAAACACTGGTAAAGTTCGTAAGATTGTTTCAGCCAATAATACTCCATGGATTAAAGTTGATATGAAAGGTACTATTGCTGATGGTTCTACAATAACCTTTGCTAATGGTAGTGGATCTTTTACTGGTGTATTAAATACCTCGGTAGTGAATACTGCTACTGGTTTCGTACAATATTATTCAGCGGGTAGAAATTCAATCGTTGCTAATGGTTCAAGTGGTACATTTAGTTCAAATACAACCGCTGATGATGGTTTCTATCGTGGTCAAGTAACAAACGCCTCAGCACAAGTATATGGTTTAAAAGACTATAAGTATGATACATTAAAACCCATCATATCTCACATCACATACAATCAGAATGATATAGTATGGACAGCTAATGTTACTTCTAATACATATATTATTAGTCAAGAGCAAAATAGTATAGAAGCTTTCATAGACAATGAATTCATTACGGGTGAAAAGATTATTGCTAGTAGAACAAACGAAGTAAATAATACTTCTTCTAAGAAGACTTTACGAATTACTGGTTCCTTAACATCTTCAACAAGTAGATTGTCACCAGTAGTTGATATTGGTCGTTCTAGATCAGCGATTGTTACTCATAATATTATTAATAATGTCAATACAAAAGAAATTATAAATCAAGGACTAGCTAATTCAAGATATATTTCTAAGAAGATTGTTCTTGCGGATGGTCAAGAAGCTGAAGATGTTAAAGTAATCTTGACCGCTTACAAACCTTCTGGTACAGAAGTTGATGTATATTGTCGTATTCAAAATGCAGAAGATCCTGATGATTTCTCTGATAAACATTATACTAAACTAACTCAGATTACTTCTGCAAATACAATCTCTAGTAGAGTGAATACTTTTGATTATAGAGAATTTGAATATGGATTCCCAAGTGCTAATGCGAGTAATTTGGGTGCGTTTAAAAATAGTGGTAATAATGATGTTGTTAGATATCATAATGGTGATGGCGCTGCATTTGATACTTTCAAACATTTTTCCATTAAGATTGTTCTAAGATCTTCAGTAGGTTCTCATGTTGTACCAAGAGTGAGAGATTTAAGAGCTATAGCCTTACAGGTGTAAGATGACTTATGTGAAAGTAAAAGAACATGAAGGTATTGTAAGAGATACAAGAAGCAATGCTATTCTTAGTATAGATGACGCTGGATTAGCAGCTTATAAAGCGAGAAAGAAGCAGTTTCAGAAAGTAGATAATATGGAAGATAAGATTAAACACCTTGATGAACGACTAATAAATATTGAAAACTTATTAGCATCTTTAGCAGAGAAGTTGAATTAATGCCACAAAGACTTGCAAACGTAGAACTTACACAATCATTTAATGCTTGGAGAGTCCGTACAAACGATACAGTTGATTTTATCAATCAGCTCGCGAATACTACTGGAGTAGCGCAAGTAACATCCGCTAATGCTACTTTCACAAACATTATTACTTTAAGTGGAAATAGTACATTTTCTGGAAATGTTGTTACGTTTGCGGCTAGTGTAGTAAATACAAATATACTATCGTCAAATGTGAAAATTAGTGGTAATCTGACGATGACATCTACTGGTGCAGTTAAAGTACCATCTGGAACGACCGCACAGAGAGGCGCTCATAATAGTGTAGGACATTTTAGATATAATACATCTACTTCTACGTTTGAGGGTTATACTGTAAGTGGTTGGATACAGTTTCAGTCTATAGGTAGTGCTGTATCAAATAGTACGTTTCAGTCTGCATTAGCAAATACTAACGC